CGTGAGCGTACTTTTCCTAGATTTTATGACGGTGATTGGGAATATTTTCAAGAAATAGATAAAGCTAGAGCTAGTAATAAACATATGATTGTATTAAAAGCTAGGCGTAAAGGATATTCTTATAAAGCAGGTGCAATGTTAGCACGTAATTATTTTTTTGTACGTAATTCTAAAAATTTTGTATTTGCTGCACAAAAAGAATATTTAATTGGTGATGGATTACTTTCAAAAGCTTGGGAGTTTTTATCTTTTATAGATGATCATACAGCATGGGCACAACCAAGATTAAGAGATAGAGAAATGACTAAAATGTCTGGATATAAAAAGAAAATTAATGGTATAGAAATTGAAATGGGGATGAAGTCTCAAATTATGGGGGTAAGTTTAAAAGATAATCCAGATAAAGTAAGGGGTAAGGCAGGTGAGTTAGTATTTTTTGAAGAGGCAGGATCATTCCCAGGATTATTAAAAGCATGGGAAGTAACTATGCCAACAATGAGACAAGGTGCTAAAACATTAGGATTAATGATTGCATTTGGTACAGGTGGTACAGAAGGTGCTGATTTTGAAGCAATGGAAGAAATATTTTATAATCCTGAAGCATATGATTGTATGGACTATGAAAATATATGGGATGAAGGAGCTATGGGTAGTAAATGTGGGTACTTTATTCCAATACAAAAAAATTTAGATGGATTTATAGATGATGAAGGTAATTCTTTAGCTAATATAGCTATTGAATATGAAAAAGAAATGAGGGAAAAGAAGAAAGGTGCTGCTGATGCTAAATCTTTAGACCAATATATAGCAGAGCACCCTTTTTCTCCTCAAGAGGCTACATTACAAGTTACTGCAAATTTATTTGATGTAGCTTCTTTACAAGAGCAGTATAACAATATAAAAGCTAATAATCTTCATTCAATAGGTACTGTAGGAAGATTGTATCATGATAATAAAGGTGAAGTTAAATTTAAAATAGATGGAGATTTAAAACAAGTATTAAAATTTCCACATAGAAAAGATGATGATACTACAGGAGCTATAGTTATATATGAATCTCCGTATAGAAATAAAAAACAACAAGTTCCTTTAAATATGTATGTAATTTGTCATGACCCTTATGGACAAAATCAATCTGCAGATTCTAGCTCTTTAGGAGCAGCTTATGTTTTAAAAAGGCCTAATAATATATCTCAACCAGATGATATTATTGTAGCTTCATATGTAGGAAGACCAAAAACACAAGATGAATATAATAGAAACTTATTTTTATTAGCTGATTATTATGGATGTAAGATAGGATTTGAGAATGATCGTGGAGAAGTTATAGCATATGCTAAAAGATATAGGAAGTTACATAAATTACAAGAAGAGTTTGAAATGTTAGATAAAAGAGAACTTAGAAGTAAGACAGTAAAACGTCAATATGGTATGCATATGACAGAAGCAAGAAAACGTCAAGGAGAAATATATATACGTGATTGGTTAAATACTGTCAGAAGAAAAGACGAAAATGGAAAACAATTACTAAATTTGCATAAAATATATGATCCTGGATTATTAATGGAGTTAATAAAATTTAATCATGCAGGAAACTTTGACCGTGTTATGGCGTTAATGATCGGTATGTATCATACTAGAGAATTATATAACTCAGAAGTTAAAGATATATTAGAAGATAGATCAGCTGATAAATGGTTTGATCAAAACTATTATTAATATGGATAAATGTAAAGAAAAAGAACCTTATAACCCTCTACCAGAATACTTGACAATAGGACCATCAAACATTCATGGCGTAGGGATCCTAGCTAAAGAAGATATTCCGGGAGAGGTAGTTATAGGTATAAGTCATGTATATGATCCAAATTTTCAACATGATTATATTAGAACACCATTAGGAGGATTTATAAATCATTCAGAAAATCCTAATTGTGCACTTATAGATGATGATGAAAATACAGATTATAAAAGATTAAAAACTTTAACTAAAATAGAACAAGGTAAAGAACTTACTTTAAAGTATAGTTTATATGATATTTGTAATTATTTATAGTGTTATATATATAATATACAAAGTAAAAGAATTATAAACGCAACAAATTAAAAAAAATATAGTTAAATTTGTCAGATTATGGGATATGATAAAATACCGAGGCAGAAACTACCTCTGTCCAAAAAAACTAAAAAATGGAAAGAAGCTTGTGTAGAAGCTTATATTGAATTATCTAATTCTGGACGTAGTGCTGGAAGTAATAGAAAAGAATCTTTACAACAATTATATGAATACTATAACGGTGTAATTGACGAGGCAGATTATAAATATGTGCTAAAACCTTACGGTAAAAGCAGATCTAATTTTCCCTCTCAAATGCGTAATTATCCCATAATTAAACCTATCATAGATCTTTTGTTAGGTGAGAAATCTAAAAGGCCTCTCAATTTCACTGTTACAGTACAAAATGCAGATGCTATATCTACTAAAGAGCAAGCAAAAAATGATTTAATATATCAAAATTTTCAACAGCAATTTGCTAATGAAATGATAAAAAATGGAACTTTTGAAGGTGAAGAACAAGAAGTACAATTACCTCAACATATAGCAGAACAATTTGAATCAACTTATGTAGATAATAGAGCTATTAAAGGACAACAGGCTATGAATTTTATTATGCATGATCAAGAAATGCATGATAAATTTCAAAAAGCTTGGTTTCATTTTTTAGTTTCTGGAGAAGTATATACCCATAGAGGTGTAAGAAATCAAGAACCATTTTATGAAATATTAAATCCTATAGATGTAGATTATGATCTTGATCCAGATTTAGATTTTGTAGAAGATGGAGATTGGGCATTAGTTAGAAAATATGTACATGCTTCTAGTGTAATAGATGCTTATTATGAATATTTAACTGAACAACAAATAACTGAATTAGAAGAACCTAGACATTCAGAATCTGACTCGTATTTTCTATATACTAATTCTATGAATAAAGATGCTAACGCATATAGAAATAGATTAATTGAAGTAGCTCAGGTATATTGGAAATCTAGAAAAAGAATAGGATTTTTAACATTTATGGATCCTAATACAGGAGCTTTAGAAGAAAAAATTGTAGAAGATGGTTTTAGAATGCCTGAAGAATTAAAGGAAACTGGAGCTAAATTAAATTGGAAATGGGTTAATGAAGTATGGGAAGGCACAAGAATTGATGGTAGAATGTATGTTAAAATTCACCCTATCGTAAATCAAAGAAATTCTATAGATAATAATTCTACATGTAAACTTCCAATTAATGGTATTAGATATTCTAATGTTAATACTTCAAACATTTCTTTAGTTAAATTAGGTATACCTTATCAATTAAATTATAATATTTATAAATATAGATTAGAACTTGCAATAGCTAGAAGTAAAGATATTATTGCACAGTTTGATATTAATATGATCCCTAAAAAATGGGATATGGATAAATTTATGTATTATGTAGAAGGTTCTGGTATTGCTTGGGTAGATTATAATAAAGAAGGGATTCAATTAAATCCACAACATCAATCTGTGATGGATATGTCTATAAAAACAATAGAGCAATACATTGCTTTATTAGAATCTATAATGCAAGAATGGGAAAAATTATCTGGAGTAAATAGACAAAGACAAGGACAGGTAGGAAGTTATGAAGGTAAAGCAACTTCACAACAAGCTATTGTACAATCATCTCATATTACAGAAGACTATTTTAGAAAATTTAATAGAATGGAGCAAAGAGATTTACAAGCTTTATTAGATTATTCTAAAGAAGCATGGTTATCTGGAAAGAAAACTATGTATGTTATGCCTGACGGTACTACTGATTTTTTAGATATAGATAGTATGGAGCATATGGAATCTCAATATGGTATATTCTTATCAGACTCTGGTAAAGAACAAGATAAATTAGAAGCAGTTAAACAACTATCTCAATCAATGATACAAAATGGGGTACCAGCTTCAACTATAACAGAAATGTTTGATTCAGACAGTTTTGCTCAAATTAAACATAAAATTAAATTAGCTGAAAAATCACAACAAGCTTTAGAACAACAACAACAAGAAGCTCAACAACAATTAGAACAAGCTAAAATAGAACAACAACAAAGAGAGCTTGATAATGAAAACATGAATAAAGAAAAAGATAGAGAAACTCAACTTAAAGTTGCTATGATTCATGCTAGAGATAATGATGTTAATGCTCAATTAAATTTAGCTAAAGGTATGAGAGAGCTAGATATTAAAGAAAGAGAAGTTGATATTAAGGCTAGAGAAGCAGATGGTAAAGCTGAAACTAATAAAGATACTGCAAGTATAAAAAGAGAAGATACAAAATCTAAAGAACGAATAGCTAAAACTAAAGCTGCTGTAGATAGAAAAAAAGCAGAAGCAACTAAAAAGAAATCAGATAAATAATGCTGACATCAGAAGAGCAGATGCAAATAATAAAAGATGCTTATGCTAGTGGGTATCAAGGGCGTGTCTATGAATTAATAGATCAAGCTACGATACAACGTGCTTCTCAAATAGAAAATCAAACTTCTGAAGAATTACCTGAAGCGCCAATCCCTGCATTAGGAGGTAGAATGCCATCCACTCCTGAATTAACTTCAACAGAAAGAAATATAATTCAACCTGGACAATATGAAACTGGAGGTAAGAAAAAAGAAGGAGGAACAGCTGCCGAGGCATTAAGTTCTAGAAAATATGAAAAACTACTTGATAAATTAGGGGGAAATCCAGAGAGTGATACTTTAGTTTCTGGCTCTAGTATAGATCAAGCAACAGCTATTAAAAAAGCTAAGTTTAATTATAATCAAGCAACTAATGTCCCTTTTACAGATCAAATAACTAAATACAATAAAAAGACAGGTAAGTATACAACTTATTTTTCTGGTCCTAAACAAGAATTAAAAAAAGGTGGTTATAAATCTATAAGCCCTAATAAATATGAAAATGGAGGAACAGATCCTAAAACAGACCCTAAAAAAGAAACTACTGTTTATACTAGAGACGGTGTACAATTTCCTAGTTATAAAGCTTATGAAGAACATGTTAAAAAAGGTTTAGAAACATATGGGGGTTATAAAAGTGTAGATGATGGATTTTATACAGAAGGATCAGGAGGAGCTATGATAGGATCTTCTGGAAAACCAATAAATGTATTACTTGACGAGCATAATGTAGAAGGAAAATTAAGTTTTGGTCAAAAACTTAAGAAAAATGCAAATTTTATAGGGCATACTATTTTAGATGTAGTTGGAGCGGTTCCAATTATTGGAGAACCTGTTGATTTAGTAAATGCAGCTTGGTATGCTGCAGAAGGTAAATATACTGATGCTAGTCTTACTGCTGCATCTGCTATACCATTTTTTGGGTGGGGAGCTACAAGTTTAAAATGGGGTAAAAAAGGTGCAGGTGAAGTTTATACAGGTATGGATAAAGCTTTAAGAAAAAATCTTAAAACAAACAGTAATAAATTATTAAAAGATGCAGGGTATACTAGAAAACAAAGAAAAGATATATATAAAAATAAGCCAGAAGTAATAAATGATTTAATTAAACAAGATGCTATTTCAAAAAATGTAGATTTAGATAATGTTTATATTCCAGGATTTAAAGTTCCTCCTAGTCAAAAGCAAATTGATAAAATGACTTCTGAAATAGTAGATGCAGAAGATGTTTATCATAATGCTTGGATGAGTCGAGAAAATCAAAGGATGATTGATAATACATTTAATACTTATGATGCAAATTTAGTTAGAACTTCTTTTTGGCAAAATACAGGTAGACATACTGGTGATATTACAAATAGAACTTATTTAGCATCTCCAAATAAAAATATGCCAGGTTTAGGAGGATTTTCTACTGTACATAAAGGTGGTTATAGTATGAAACATAATCCTTCAAATCCACTAAATACTCCAGGTATGTCTAGATCTCACAGATTTAATACATTTAAAACTAACATTGATGGTGCAGAATTTACTATATTACCAAGTGAAAGAAAAAGATTAGGTTTAGATTTAGGTCAAACTTATAAAGTTCCAGGAGACCCAACATTATATCCATTTTCAGGAAAAATAAGTAATGTTGATCCTAGAAATACAACTCTTATACCTAAATATGATCCTATTACAAGAACTTTTGATAAAACAAATTTAGTTCCTTCAAATAATATATGGCCTAGACAAACTGTAATAAATACACAAAATCCTAAAAGTGTTTTTAGTACAACAATACATGAAGATACACATAAAATTTATAATACTAATAGAGGATTTGTTAATGAATTTACACATGAGGGTCAAAAGAAATTTATAAATATTCAAGATCCAGAAGGTATTGGAATTAAAGGAGTGTATGGCCAAGGAACAATGAGTGGAGATTTTACTAATCCGTTAAGTAGTTCTTTAAGAGAAGGTACTTTAGGTAGTACTTATAAAGTAGTGGACGGTAAATATGTTCCAGATAAACAAGGTTTTTGGAAAAAAAATCCTACATCAGGACAATTTGAAATTGAAACTTTTGATGATTTAATTACAGATACTATAATAGGTACTCCTACGTTTGTTCCTCCTAAAAAAGGTTTTCTAGATCGTCTATCACCAATGTTATCTGGATATAATAGAAAATTACTAAAAGAAAAATCTATTTTTAATAAATTAAATCCAGATATAGGTTCAAATGGTTTAAGTGTTAGTACTCTTAAAAAACAAGAAAAGTATGGTGCAAAGTTGGTAAATACTCCAACATCAGGACATAGAAATTATCTTGATTATTTAGATCGACCATATGAAAAACATGCTAGACTTAATGAAGCAAGATTTTTTCCTGGACTTAGTCAGTTTAATTTAAAACCTGGATCAACGCATAGTATAGGTGATTATGATAAAATGCTTAATATACTAAGAAAAAGTAAGAATCCTATAGGATTTCAACTTAGAGATGCTTCTACACTTAAAAGATTACATGAAACTGTACCATATAAAGGTGGGGGAAAGCATAAGAATGTTATATAATAATAGAAAACTGAAAAAAATAAAAACTATAAAAAATATCAATATAATTAGTAAATTTGTAACCAAATAAAACAATAAATATATGGACCCAGAAAATGAAAAAATACAATTAGATGACATCTCTTTTGATGATGTTATTGGTGGTGATGGTGTAGAGACTGTTACTGCAGAAGAAACTCCTTCTGTAAAAGAGGAAAAAGAAATAGAAGCTTCTGAAGAAAATACTCTTGACGATATAGGGATAGAGGAACCTTCTAAAGATGAAATAGAAGAAGAAGAAGAAGAAGAAGAGGAAGAAATAAAAGAAGAAGATACTTCTAAAGATGATTTAAAATCTGATAAAGATAGTGAAGAATCTGTTGAAGAATCTACAGTTGTTTCAGAAGTAATAAATAAATTAGGGTATGAATTAGATGGAGACTCTTATGATGATACTCCAGAAGGTTTAGCTAATATGACTTCAGATTTAGCCTCTAAAATGGCTGATGATAGAATTGATGAAGTTCTTGAAGCATTTCCTTTAGTTAAAAAACATTTAGATTATGTTATAGCTGGAGGAGAATCTCAAAACTTTATGGAAGCTTATGATCCTAATTTAGATTATAGTAGTATTAATATTGAAAAAGATGATTTTAGATCTCAAAAAGCAATATTAGGAGACTATTTAGAATTAAGAGGTCATGATAATGACTTTATAGAGGAGATGTTAAATGATTTTGAAGATACAGGTAAATTGTATCAAAAAGCAGAAGCGGCTAAAAATGCATTAGCTAAACATCAAACTCAACAAAGAGAGCAAATGATTGAAACGCAAAGAAAAGAAACAGCTAGAAAAAAAGAAGAAGTTACAAACTTTTGGAATAATGTTTCTGAGACTATTGAAGATGCAGATTCTTTTGCTGGTATATCTGTACCAAAAAGAGAAAAAGGAAAATTCTTTGAATATTTATCTGCTCCAGTAACTAAAGAAGGTTACACGCAAAGAGATATAGATCATGCAAATGCTAAAATGGATGTAAAATTAGCAATTGATTATTTGATGTATACAGGTTTTGATTTAAGTGATATTATATCAAATAAAGCTAAAACCCAAAATGCTAAAACGTTGAGAGAACGTATTAGTAGAAACGAAGATAAAGTTAAATCAACTCGAAGATCAACAAGAAGAAGTAAAAATGTTGATTTAGATAATTTAGATTTATCAATTTAATAACGGCAATTTTTCAAGGAAACTTGAATTTGTATATAACTTTAAAAATAATTAGAATATGGCAATTAACGGAACAAACATAAGCGTTCAAAAAACGTTTTACAATGACTCGCAGATGACAGACATGAATAGTCTATCAGCTGCATTGTTGGCAAAACCGACTGAGCTGTCTCCAATTATTACTCATTTAGCAGGAAAAGATGACAAAAGATTCCCTCTATCTTTCTTAACAGAAGGTGTTGGTAATGTTAAATCTATTGATCGCTTGGAGTATGAATACCGTGTGGCAACACACAGGTTGAGAACGAGACCAGTAGCGGCAACGCCAGCAACAACATCAAATGTTGGTTTAGGAGGAGCAACTTTCGAGTTGGAATTTCCTGACAAACATTTTGTATTTCCATACGTATTAGTATCACAAGCGGGTACTCAAGCACGTATTATGAAAGAACCACAGCAAGTAGCTGGAGGGACTTCATATGTATACACACTACAATTAGTAAATCCAGCAGCGACAGCAACTGTTGCAGCAGCGGATGTTACAGTAGGAGCTCTTTGGGCTCAAATGTATGCGCCAGTAGGAACAGACTTCTCTAGAGGTAATGCTTCTAACTGGGAAACTCCAGGTAAAGTAAGAAACAAACTAACTACAGTTAGAAAATCTTACCACATGTCTGGAAACGCTAAAGATTATGTAGCAGAATTTTCTTTACCTACTAAAGGTGGGTCTACTACTAAACTTTGGATGGACTATGAAGAGTATTTACACATGCTTGACTTTAAAGAAGAATGTGAAATGTACTACTGGTATGGTCAAAAAACTTATGATTCAAATGGTATCACTTACATGAAAGATGAAAATGGTCAACCTGTAATCGTAGGTCCTGGTCTTTTAGAGCAAATTGTTAATACTGACACTTACTCTACAATGACTGAAGCAAAACTTAAAAACATCATTGGTGATTTATTTTATCAAATGACTGATGCTGCTCAAAAACAAGTAACTCTTTATACTGGTACTGGTGGTGCTAGAGAATTTGATGAAGCTCTTAAAAACCATTTTTCAGCTGCAGCAAACAGTTGGAAAGTAGGTGGTGAAAATAGATTTATCACAGGTTCTGGTAGATCATTAGGTTTAACTGGTTACTTTACTTCGTACGAGCATATTGACGGACACACAATCAACGTGGTAAAATTACCATTGTTTGATCATGGTGCTGTTGCTCAAGCACGTGCGAAACACCCTGTTACTGGATACTCTCTTGAGTCTTATAGAATGGTATTTGTTGATCAATCAAATTATGATGGTCAAAATAACTTACAAATGATCTCTAAGAAAGGTCGTGAGTCTATGAGATGGTGTGTAGCTGGATCTGTAGTCCCTAGAGGATTTGATTCAACTTCTGCTAGAGCATCCGATGTTGATGGGGCGTCTGTACATATGTTGAAAACTGCAGGTATCGCACTTAAGAGATTTGATACTTCTTTAGACATCACTTGTACAGCATCTTAATTTGGCATTAATTTGCGTCTATATATTGGTTTTTGATTAAGGTTGTGGGGAGAGCAATCTCCCTACTTCTTTAATTAATTATATATATCCCGGGGAGTTATTCTTTACACCCACTAACTAAGACTTTAAAAGAACTGTAATTATGAGTAAAAAAGTATATTTAAGGAGAAAGGACCTAGATGGTCACTTACCTAAAGCAGTAAGAGCAGAAGCTACAATGAAATTAAGTAGTGTGTTTGTAAATAGACAACCACTTAAAGGATTTGATGTTTCTGATGAAAAAAAGTATATGCAAGGAATATTAGATGTTAATCCTGATCATGTTGATTGGCCTAAACATTCTAAACAATTCTGGGCAGAACTTACAATACCTGTAGGATTTACAGGAGTTGAATTTGAAATAGGAAAAGATGATGATGGAAATCCATTAAATGTTATGGATTTTATTAAGTACAATTTTGCACTTAAACACCCTCATGTAGCTTTAACTAAAGAAGAAATGGATAGTAAATTTGAAAAAAGATTCTATATTCAAGATCTTACAAGAGATGATAAAGTTAAAAATAACATTATTAAACTTAAAAAAGATGCAGATAAAGAATTTATTAAACTATCTTCTAATATAAAAAGTATGAAAAGAGTTTTACGATTAATGTCTAATGTTAATCCTGATAGGATGACAGAAGAACAAATTGAAAATGCTCTTTATGAAATTAAAAATAATAAACCTAAACAATTTATCAGAGTTGCAACAGATAAAAATTTAGAATTAAAAGCAGAAATTGAAGAAATGGTTTCAGCTGGAGTTTTAAGAAAAATTGGAAATCAAGTTATTTTTATTGATGAAGTACTTGGAGAAACAATAGATGATACAGTTGTACATTTAAAAGATAAAAAGAATTCTAGTAAATTAACGCTTTTACGAGCAAAACTTAAAGAATTAGCATTAGCATAATATGACAGTAGCCGAAATGCATTTAGCAATACAGCAAGGAGTGGATAAAATCAATTCACTCCAAGCTGATATGCTATTAGCCCAAGAAATAGATATAGAATTAAATAAATCTTTACTTAGATTTATTAATACTAAATATGGGAAAAATAATATTTATCGAAAAGGATTTGAAGAAAGTCAAAAAAGAATTGATGATCTTCGTACTTTAGTTAGAGAATATGAAGCTCCGGTTACTTATAAAGGAATATATAATAATACAATTTCTATTGATCAATTTAAATTACCTGCTGATTATTTATATTTAGTAAATCAAAGATCTGAGGTTCTTATAAATAATTGTGACAAAATATCTTTTACATTAGATACACAAGACGATTTATATTATTTTATATATCCATTTAAAAACTTTTGGATTGATCCAGTAACTGGAAGTCCTGTTACAGGAACAACTTCAGGATTTCTTCAGGGTCTTCAAATATTAGCAGATCCAAATGATCCTACATTAGGAATGTTAAATGCTACTTCACTTGTTACTGCTTTACAAGCAAATGTATATTCATACCCTTCAGATATAGAAACACTTAGAACTGATTTACTTGATAGTTCTAATTTTACACCTGGAGTTGAATTTTATTGGGAAACTTATGGACAATTAAATGTTCCAGGATCATTTATTATTACAGTAGATGCTAATTCATATCCTTGGCTTAATTGGGATAATTCAGTAACAAATACTGTTTCAAATACTAATGCAGTAACTCAATTAATGGGAGGATTTGAAACAACTACAGGATATGAAGATCCTAGTAATCCAGTTGCATATATACAATATGTTGATGATTTTTCAGGTTCAAAAAGAATGGCTACAACAATATCTGGTAGAGAATATTCTTTTAATAAGTTTATTCAACAAGATGATATACATAAACTTTTAGAGGATCCTTTTAACACTACAAAGTATACTTCTCCTTTAACAACAATAAGACAAGACTATATTGATATATATACGAGTGATATATTTATAATAGATAAGGTAAAAATTACATATATTAGACAGCCTCGAAGAATTTCACTACCTTTGGGGATTGATTGTGAGCTTCCTATACACACTCATCAAGAGATTGTAGATATGACAGTAAGCAGTATTTTAGAGGGAATTAGTGACCCTCGATATAAAACTCATCAAATAGAGGTGGGTAAAAATGAATAGAAATTATTAATCTAAAAAACAAAAAAAATGGCAAGACATTTGTATATTGGAAACGCAGTAGCAGTTAGTTACTCTTCAGGAGTATTAGCTAATGGTGCGATTGACATTCAAAAATTAAGTGCAACAGGACCTACAAGTATGAGTCCTTCAGACACTATTGCAGATTCTGCACAGTTTAGAATTGTGCAAGGAAATGGAACAACTAATATTGTAAGTCCTTGGATTTATGGTAAAGATGTTATTAACTGGAGTGGAAAATCTCATGTTGCACAAGTAGCGCAAGTAAAAAGAGCAGCTCTTACTACTAATGCAACTGCAGCAGGAGAGCATACACTTAAAGTTATTAATAAAACTAATGGTTCAGAACCGTTTGAAATGAAATCTTATACTATTACAGTTGCAGCTTCAGCTACACCTACAACTCAGTGTACAGCTTTAACTACAGCTATTAATGCTGATTTACCTCATTGGGTAAATAGTATTACTAACAATGGTACTAGTATTGATTTTACAGGGTTTAAAAAAGGTGAAACTAAGGCTGACGGATCAGTTCAAGAAGATTTAGTTGAAATGGAATTTGCTTGGGAAGCAATTGACGGTAGTGGTAATGGTACTACTATGGCTGATACAGCTCAAACAGCAGGTTTAAGAGGATATGGTGATGGATTCTATGTTAAGAAAATGGAAGATATTGCAAGAGGTGTAAATTATGGTTTTTACAATAGAGGACACCTTCCAAATACTCCAACTCAAACAGCAGTAACAGGTGATTCTTATGATATGTATCACATTGCAGCTACTAAAGATGGATCGTCATCTTCGCAAATAAATGGTGTTGATAATGTTATCGAAATAAATATAGCTTTTGATAATGGAACACCAGCTTTAACTTCAGCAATAGAAGGACTTCTTAATCCTTATATGCTTTCAGCTGGATTTGCAAACGTAAACTTATAATATTAACCTTTAAAAAATAAACTAAAATGGGAAAAGATTTAAACAGAAATGAGTTTGTTGCAACAGCTACATGGAATGCAGCAACTACAAATCTAGCAAACAACGCTTCAGCTTCTGCTACATCTGGATCTGTATGGATTCCAGAAGGAGCACTGATTACTAAAGCGTATTACCACGTAAAAACAACTTTTGCTGATGGTAATGATGACTCTCAAACATTAGCCTTAGGTTATACTGGTGCTACTGGTGCTTTCGTTGCAGCAATTGCAATTAGCGCTACTGGTACAAACGGTGTAGCTTCAGGACAATGGGATGCTGGTATTCACGGTACTTTAGTAGGAATGGGTGCAAATCTTGGTGCTGACGCAGCTCATGATTCTGCATTAGAAGTAATCGCTTTGAATGCAGCAACTATGATTGCTGTAACAACAGATGTAGAGCTTTTACTTACTACAGCTGATGATGAAGCAGTAGAAGTAGGAGAGCTTACTTTATTCGTACATTACGTACAAACTGGAGATTTATCATAATCTCTTAATTATATAAGACTTATAGGGGGCATTAGTCCCCCTATTGGTCTTTTTTATAAAATTTAAAATAAAATACTATGGCATTTAATGTAAATATAGCAAACTCATGTAAAGTAATTACAATAAGAGGAAAAAGGTATGATGCTACTTCAACACAAGCAGATATTACTTTTACAGATATAGATAGCAATAGTTCTATTACAGTAGTTATGAATTATGATGCAAATACTGGAAGAGGTAATATTAATGTTCCTACATCTAATTTACCTTCAGATTTTGGAGTATATATGGTTTGTGTAGAAGAACAATCTGTACAGTATGCTTGTAAACCTTTATTAATTAAATGTGACATAGAATGTTGTCTAGTTAAATTAACTAACGAATTAATTGACTGTTCTTGCGATTGTCCTAGGTGTGCAAGCGCATTAGCTAAAGCTCAAAAAATATTTTTATTATTAGAATCTGCAGTATCTGCTGTAGATTTAGCATCTACTAATGTATCAAATAAAGGATATTATGAAGATATATTAGCAAAATACAAAAAAGCAAAAGAAATTTGTGACAATAGTTGCGGATGTGATTGTTAAAATTTATAATATAAAATAAAATATGGTACCAGATCCATCATTAGAAACTCCAGAAGGAGAAGAAGGAGCAAGAGAAGAAATTGCAGATATTATATCAGAAGGTGATGAGTCTGGTTATGGCTCTACTTTACAAGATTTATCTTTATCTGCTGTTACATATATTAATCCTTTAAATCCAAAATCTCAAGCTAATTTACGTAGAGGAGCTGCTTTACAAAAAGCATTAGGTAAAGTAACAGCTCAATCTCAAGCATTTGGTAAAAGATGGACTCAAATTAGAGCATATAATATTAATGCTCAAAACTATGCTAATGCAATACCAGGACACCCAGATGAAAATGTAGGATTAGTTATTAGAGCTAATTATAAACCTTGTAATGGTGTGGGATGGGATGAAGTTACTCACATAGAAGATGTTACTGTTTATGCTCCAATGATGGTTGCTCCTCCAGTACCTACTATAAAATTTGGAGTTGGGAATGTATTTTTATTATATGATTTATATGCTTTTCAGCAAAGTGGTCCAGGAGTATTTAATTATGCTCAAATAAATGGTATAATACAATTAACAATTAGAGTTCATTATATGTCAGGGCATACTGAAGATTTTGATATGCAATGTCCTGTAGGAATTAATTATGCATCATCATTTCCTTTTGGTAGTGTACCTGGTCAAGATACAACACATCCTGATACTGGAGCAATAATACCAGCAAATAGAATTTGGTTAAGTACTGCTGATTGTTATGGTGTAGGATATAGTTGGGCTTATTATCCTCAATCTAAAACTGCGCAATGGACTGATAACGCAGAACCTCAAGATGATTATATGCTTGGTACATATTTTAAACCAGTAGCTAATCCAACTGGTTTATTTGCAGAGGCTGCTGCGGTTATTCTTCAACGTCCTGTTTGGTGGGTTAATGTATATGGTTTACAAAATGTAAACACAGCCTATTATTCTTTAGCAGTAGGTAGGATGAATTATTTAAATTTTCAAGAGCATAATTGTACTATTGGAGGAAATATAGCTTATGTTCATCCAGACGGATTAGATCCTACTAATGTACTAGGAGGAACAGCAGCTAAACAAGAAATGCATAGAATAGATGTAATAGCAACTCATAAAAATAATTTTGCACATCCAAGTACTATTGATGGTATGACTTTTGAGGATTTTAGAAATGACTGGAATCCAGCTTTTTGTTACCATTGTGGTGGTACTGGGGATTATATAACTCTTAATTCGGCTATTGCTTATCCTGTTAATCAAGGTAATCCTGTAGGAACTATAACTGGTGTACAAGGAGCAGATTTAAATTATGGAGATTCAGATAGTTTTGTGCAGGATGGAACTTTAGGTATAACTCCAGGATCTCAAGGTTCTTTTGATAGTGTAGTTAATAGTATAATTGGAAAATCAGTAAATCAAATGTTTACGTATATGGTTTACTACGCTGAAAATCTAGTAGATTGTGTAGGAGCTGCTACAACTTATGATGTTTGTGATGCAAGTGGTAATCCAAGTAATTTTATGACAACATCAAAAGATTGTGCTGGTAATAATATTCCTGCAGCAGATATGCCAGGAGGTGCTAATTATAATCTTGGAAATGTTGCTTTTAATTCATTTTTTGATCCTCCTTGTTGTACTGACTGTGAAGGTCTTACACTTACTATTACTTCTTTTCATTGTAGTAGTTCTGGTTCTACAGATGGTTTTGTTCATTGGACAGTTGAAGATCCAATGGCTACTCCACCTACTAAGTATACAGGAACACCATTTGGTAGTAATAGTAGATATAAAGTAGAAATTTTAAATTCTACTGGAACAACAGCAGGTATACCAGGAACACAAGCACCAGCAGGAGGAGCAGCTACAGGAGCAGTAACAATCACTCATAATAATACAGTTGGAACTTCTCATACATTTACAGTACCAGCAAATGATCAAATAGTTCCTGGAATGATAATATCAGGACACACTTGGTATGTC